AACAGGCCCACCAAAAATAGGCTCCCCTCTTTCTAGTTTTTTCATAGGATCATTTAGATATGGGTCTGGCCCTTCACCTCTTGCATAAGCATCCATCTGTTCTTGCGAGGGGGTAAAAGAACTTGCTGCACCACCTATATTAAACCGTGGCACGTATCCACCTTCTGCCATCTTCCGTGCGGCATTCGTATACATATTCATCTGTTGTTGCCGTGCAGGGTCTTGGTCAACGTACTGCTGAAACTGGTTCATATCACCTTGATAGCCCATAGCCCCTGCAATCTTATTCATTGCTTGAGGTTTAAATCCTTTGAACATCGCCATATTAACTCATTCCCATAAATACTGTAACTACCATAGCTACTACCATTATAGTGCTACCCATTATCATTGCTTCTAAACGCCACATGCGTTTGTCTAGTGCTTTTAGTTGTTCACCTACAGCAGCATAACGCACTGCACATTCTTTTTCGTGTGCTTCTAGTTCTAGTGCCACACGAAGTTCAGGGGTTACAGACTGCTCTAGTTTCATTTCTAGCTCCAAGAATCAAACCAAGTAGATACTGCAGCGGTGACTTCATCAGTAGTCATATCAACTAAGTCACCGTCACTGTTTTCTTTCTGCATAGCGTACCGACCATGAATGTTAAGTACACGAGTGGTAAGCCCTGCCTTGTCTAGTACCGTTACTGTTTCCGGCACTTTAAACTCACGAGGTGCATCATTGGTCCAACCTACCATAGTAAATTTATCTGGATCATAGTAGTATCCACCATCCTTTACCCATAGCGGTATGGTCATACCATGTGGCCCTGCATCTAGTTTGTACTCAACGATCATCTTTACTCTCCAGTTTTAGCATGTAGTCTTTATTTACAAAGTCACTCTTACCAAATAAACGCTCTGCTGTCTTATCTACATTAGCACAATATTTGTCTGCCATTTGGTCTAAGAAATCTTCTAGGTCATTTGAGTGTAGCAGAACACCCTTGCTTATTTGATCAGATGAATGCTTTACGTATCCTGATGTTTCTGTCAATGCAACCTGTGGATGTACACCATGTTGTTGTAGGTATTCTATTGTAGCTGTCTGCGCACGACCACCATCAAGTATGTTACGGTACATTAACTCAAAGCCCCTACGAACATGATGACGTTTCTCTTCAGCTTCAAATGCCTCTTCATCCCACTCATCAATACCGTTTGCTGCTTTAATGTTATTGTACTGGTCAATGAGTGTGGCAACATCCTTAAACGAACCGTTAATCTTGTTTTCCATTGTAGATAAGCTTACACTTTTTTGACGGTACTCAGCTTCTGCTACAGGGTCAACATTACCTTCTAGTTCTTGCATCTCTTTAACAGTCTTAGCGTGGCTGACCTGCGCTTCTGCCAATGCCATCTTACGCTTCTCAATCTCTGCCATCACCTGACGCATCATACGCATTGGTGACTGACCGTTAAGCATAGTCAATGTCATTAAGCCTAGTGTAGTCTGACTATTGTTACGGTCGAAAGCTCTAGTCTTTTCTTCTATCTCTGGTAGAAACTCGTTTACTTTTGCTACAGCAGCAGAGTTTATTTTATTTTCTTGTACTGCAGGTAGGTCAAATGCTACCCTTGTGGTTACTACTTCGTTACTCAATGTATTTCTCCTTTGTGTAAAGGATTGTAGTATACATTATTTTTAGTTAAAATGCAAGTAATTTTTATGTTCCTGAACATGCGGATAAGCCATTTGTGGCAGCTAATAAATCACCAAAGTCTGTTGCATTTCCTGTGCTTGCTATAGTTACATAGTCCAAAATGTCTACTTTAGCAAATCCTGTAGTATTACCTCCACCAATAACTGCCCTAGTATCACTACTAGCACAAGCTGGTATTCCTCTCACTGCAGTCAAATCTCCAAAATCTGTAGCGTTGCCTGTAGAAGCTATGGTTACATAATCTATTATATCTGTAAAAGAATTATTACTAAGTTGTCCCCCACAAAAAATACCTCTAGTGTCATTAAAACCTCCCGCAGGAGCGTTTCTTGCTGAAGTAAGATCACCAAAATCAGTGCCGTTTCCGGTAGACGCTATAGTAATATATTCAATAACATTTGTTACGCTACCTGAGTTACCACCACCAAAAAGTCCTCTAGTGGCGTTAGAAATACCAACCATGCCTTTCTTAGCAGCAGTTAAATCTCCAAAGTCTTGTGCATTGCCCGTTGATGCTATAGTTACATAATCAATAGTATTAACAGAACTGCTTGTATCTCCACCCGCAAAAACTCCTCTTATACCGTTAGAACAAGCAGCTAATTGGTCTCTTGCTGAAGTAAGGTCTCCAAAGTCAGTGGAGTCTCCTGTAGTAGATATGGTAAAATAATCTATAGTGTTTCTATCTGGACCGCCGCCACCAAATAAACCTCTACTGCCATTGGAACAAGCAGCTAAGTAATAAATATTGCCAGATAAATTACCAAAATCTGTGGCATTACCAGTACTAGCTATAGTTATATATTGAACAACATTTACCGCACCTGCGCTAGTAAATCCCCCAGCAAACAAACCTCTATCGCCAGACCAAACAATCGGAGTGTTATCACCACCAACAGCCACACCATTAAAGGTCACAGTTCCTGTGGCATTGCTGATATCGTTTGTTTGGTGATTAAAAGTTAGTGCCATATTATGTTCCCGACAAACCTGCAAGATAACGTCTAGCTACAGTCAAGTCTCCAAAATCTGTAGAGTTTCCCGGAGTATCTATAGTTATGTATTCCATAACATTAACGGTAGTAGTGTTTTCAGTTCCACCACCAAAAACCCCTCTAGTCGTATTAGCACAACCTGCAAGGTTGTATTTAGCTGCGCTTAAATTACCAAAGTCCGTAGCGTTGCCTGTTGATGCTATAGTTACATAATCTATTATATCAACATCATATGGGCTTACAGCCCCATAACCGCCCCCAAACACTGCCCTAGTACCATTTGAACAACCTCCCGGTGTTGAACCCCTAGCAAAAGTTAAGTTTCCAAAATCCGTAGCATTACCTGTTGTTGATATAGTAATATAATCTATTACATCAGTTGCGGTGTCTCCACCAGCAAATAAACCCCTTGTAAGGGAACTAGCACCTGCAGATTGTTTTCTACCTACAGTTAAATCTCCAAAATCTGTAGCGTTTCCTGTTGATGCTATAGTAATATACTCTATAGTAGACGTAGCGAGTTGTCCAAGTGCGATAGCACCTCTAGTACCATTAGATACGGCAGTACTACCTCTAGTTGCTGTTCCCAAATCACCAAAGTCTTGAGCATTGCCTGTTGATGCTATAGTTATGTAGTCTATAGTATTATAGAAAGTAGTGTTGGACTGCACATGTCCAGCGGCAAATACGCCTCTTGACCCACTAGAACAACCAGTTAAAAAAGCCCTAGCAAGAGTAAGGTTTCCAAAATCTGTTGCGTTACCTGTGGTATCTATAGTAATATAATCTATAATATCTTGTCTTGTATTGCTAACATCCCCGCCACCAAATATACCTCTGCTGCCAAGAAAAGTAGCAGGAGTATTATCACCACCAGCAGCTACACCGTTTATAGTAATAGTGCCTGTAGAATTAATGATATCATTTAGTTGGTGATTGATTGTTAATGACATAATTTAATCCCCTGCTAAACCAGCATGTGTATTTTTTGCTGTAATTAAGTCTCCAAAATCCGTAGCATTACCCGGAGTTTGTATTGTTACATACTGTATAACATTACTAGCCACATTATGACCACCTGCAAACACAGCCCTAGTAGCACTAGCACATGCTGCATTTGATCCTAAATTATTAACAGCCGAAAGTAAATTACCAAAATCAGTAGCGTTGCCTGTAGTGTCTATCGTTACATAGTCAATAACGTCAGTATTATCACTACTAAATGAACCACTTGCTCCACCTGCGAACAAAGCTCTACTACCATCAGAACAAGCACCAACTCCTTGTCGAGCCACTGTTAAGTTACCAAAATCAGTAGCATTGCCGGGAGTAGCAATAGTAATGTAATCTATAACATCTTGTCTAGTACTACCTACTAGACCACCACCAAATAATCCTCTAGTTGTAGAAGCTGCACCACTTGTCCAGTATCGTGAAACAGTTAAATCTCCAAAATCTGTACCATTACCCGGAGTAGCTATAGTTACATAGTCTAGATTATTTCTATTAACAAAATTGCCGCCATCTATTGTTGTCCCTAGAAAAAATACACCTCTACTTCCGTTAGAAAGTGCGGCAGCATAATATCCACCTAATGTAAGATCACCAAAGTCAGTAGCGTTTCCGGGAGTAGTTATGGTAATATAATCTATTATATTACTGTATGTATTAGGGCTAAAATGAAAACCCGATCCAAATAATCCTCTACTTCCACCAGCACAAGCTCCTATTGAATCTCTAGCAACTGTAAGATCACCAAAATCTGTACCATTACCCGGAGTAGCAATAGTAATATACTCAATAGAATTGGTTCCCGTGCTACCACCAAATATGCCCCTGTTACCATACCACACAGGACTATTATCACCACCTACAGCAGTACCGTTTAGCTTAACAGTACCAGTGGAATTGCTAATATCATTTGTCTGATGATTGATGGTAAGTGACATATACTATACCTTATACGGCTGTAGAGCCTGTCATATCATCTTGTGTCATTACCCAAGTGTAGCACTTGTCTAAAAAAGCATCGCCGCTTGATGCGTTGATGTCGTCTAGATTTGCGTGATAGCGTTTAAAGTCTACCTCACGAGTGTCATCAGTTGGTGATGCTGTAGCGTATGCTGACAGATCAATCATCACAGAGAACTTTGGGTCTGTTCCACGTTGACGAGTAATTGCTGCCGTTGCAATACGGTAGTAAGCATTGTTGAAAGCAATACCGTATTGGCTTGCACCTTCTGCAATATTATTTTGAATAGCCATTTAGTTTGCTCCTTTTAAGCGTATGTGACTTCACTGGTTCTAATGTTTGCTACCCAGCGGATGTTATGTGAGGCTTCGCCAGTTACTGTAATAGCCAATGCATTATTTGTATTGTCTGCTGACATAGCCACGGTCCAACTAGATTGATTGTCAATTACTGTCGTTGCGCTATTTACCAAAGTTGTTGTGCCGCCATCGTTGACCAACAAACCAGAAATAAGAAACGAGGCAAAAGCTTGTGCGCCATTTTGTATGCCTGTTACTGAACCATCAAATGTTATCGCTGTGTCAGATGCGGCTACAATTTGATTATCTGCATCTGCACTGTTAGTATCTGATCGCAAAATAGTAGCTGTAGCATCTGTTGTAGCCGCTACTAAAATCATCATGCCGCCCTGCGTAGCACCAGTAGTACTTACTAATTGTGCGCCGTAAGCATACTTACCATCCTGTGCAGCTAAGGCTCGTTTTCCAAAAGCATAAGATGCTTCGCCAGATGAAGTATTAACAGAGCCGCCTATTGTTGCTGAATACGCACCAGAGGCAGTAAGAGTTCCTGCTTCACCGCCTGCAGTCAAAGAATATGCTCCAGAAGCAGTGTTGCCGCCAAGAGCAATTGCTTGCGTACCACTAGCATCCGCACCAGACCCAACAGAAAAAGCTCTCTGTCCTGACGCCTTACTCTGATAGCCTAATGCTACTGAATTTTGACCTGTTGCACCATATGATGATGTGTTATTATCTATCCCTGCTGCAAATGCACCTGAAGACCCAGCACGAGAATTTACCAGTGCCATTGATGAACTTCCTGCAGCAACTGCATTGTATCCTAAAGCAGCGGCATAGAGTGCTGAAGCTGCACTACCCCGTCCCATAGAAACACTAGAACCTCCAGATGCTGTTGCGTTGCGACCTAAAGCTAACGCACCACCAGAACTAGCAACTGTTGCTCCTGTGCCTATTGCCATGCTTCCATCTCCAGAAGCTGTTACCTCTCCAGCATAAGAAGTTCCAATCGCTACGGCATGAGTATTTGTTGCTTGCACTGGTTGGCTAGTGGTATCTGAACCGCCAATTGCAATTGCATTTGCATGTGAGGCTTGTGTTCCAGCTTTAGTCGTATTTCCAATCGCAATAGCGTTATTACCTAAAGCAGAAGGTTGTGCGTTTGGGCTACTTTCATTAGCAGCGTACAAAGGTGCGCCACTAGCTGCTTCAGCCCAAGTTAATCCACCAGTGTTACCTGACTGTGCCGTAAGCACATAGCCATTACTAGGACTGTTACTAACTTTTAGATTAGCCTCATCAATTACATTGTCAGCAACTACTGTTGCACCATCTGCTGTACTGGTTACTTCACCTGAATGATTTGGGTGTACATAGTTGTTTGCAGCAGCAAAAGATAATGCACCTGAACCATCTGTTTTTAAGAATTGTCCACTAGAACCATCTGCCGCAGGTAGAACAAATGATAAGTTACCACTGTATGCACTATGTGCTGCAGACTTTAATTCGGTGTAGTGTGCATTGCTTGACTCACAATAGAACCGTATAGCTGCAACACTGCCTGTGCCTGTGCGAATACTTACAAGACCATCTTGTAGGGTTACACCACCACTAGAACCATTCCCACCAAATGTTGCACTACTGCTATTGCTTAATGCAACTGTACCTGTAGCATTAGGGAATGTAATTGTGTGGTCAGCCGTAGGGTTCGTGAACGCTACAGTAGTTTCATTGCCATCTGCACCAGAACCTTCTACAGTAAAGCCTGAGTCGTTAAGGTGCATACCTGTTACAATAGGACTTGTTAGCGTTTTATTAGTAAGTGTTTTACTTGTAGCTGAGAAGTATGTGTCTAGTAAGTCTACATCACGATAACCTATATTATTACCATTGTCAAATACTAATAGGGCATCATTGTTAGCTATTGCAGTGCTTGTGTCTACACTTACAGCAGAAAAGTCAGCTACGGTGTTTAGCTCTGCGCCTGTAGCATTAAGACCTGTTACGTTATTAGATGTTCCAGCTACACTATCTACATAAGCTTTTACAGATTGTTGGGTTGGAATAAGTGTAGCACTGTTAGAAGACATATTATCTTCATCTACAAATGCAGTAGCGGTTATAGCACCGTCCGTAATACTACCAAATGATACCGTGCCACCAGTAATAGTGCCTGTAGTTGTAATAGCACTTGAACCATTATCAATAGCTCCAAAGCCGCTTGTAATACTACCACTATTAAGTGCGCCTACTGTTGTAGCAGCAGTGGTCACAAGGTTAGGCATAGCTGTTATTTCATCGTCAAAGTATGCAGCTAGGTCTGTTACAGCAACCTGTACCATAGTGCCATCATCATTCATTACAACACGATCAGCGTCAGCTACGGTTGTTGACGTTGCGGATGTACCACCATCTATAATGTTTAGTTCAGCAGGTGTAGCTGTAATCGCTGTATTACTTGCTGCAGCCAGTACAGGAACAGTACCCGACTGATTAGGAAGATTGATTGTACGGTCTGCTGTTGGGTCTACAATAGTTAGAGTAGTCTCATGGTCATCTGGTGTAGCACCCTCAAATACAATTGCATTCTGTGCATTAATAGTTACTGTATCTACAACAGTCTGTGTACCTGATACTGTCAAGTTACCTGAAACAATGAGGTCTTGTGATACAGTTACGTTACCACCAGCAGCAATAGACACTGCATCAGTATCACTAGCGGAACCAATGTTACCACCGTCACCGATAATAATATTACCACCTGTAATGTTGCCAGTAGTTGTGATTGTGCTAGAGCCGTTATTTATTGCACCAAAACCGCTTGTGATGCTACCGCTATCTAATGCACCAACAGCAGTCACACTACTAAGAATACCTAAGTTACCACCTAAATACGTAGTTAAATTAGTTATGGCAACTTGTTTCATAGTGCCATTATCGTTGATTATAACTCTATCTGCATCTGCTAGAGTAATAGCAGAAGCTGATGTATCACCATCTACAATATTTAGTTCAGCAGCGGTACTAGTAACTGCAGTACTAGCAATAGATAGTGCATCCGTTTCTAGTGTACCATCAATATCAACGTCACCAGATACATCTAAAGTAGCAGCATCTAGTTCGCCAGTAATGGTTACGTTTCTTGCGCCAGTAAAATCTTTATTGCTATCTACAACTATTGCTTTAGAAGCTGCAACAGTTCCTGCTGTTACGCCATCTATAGTTTCTAATTCTGCTTCATTAATATCAGCAGAACCAATTACAAAACTTGTACCTGTAATTGTTGTGCCAGTTATAGCTGCTGCACTAGCTCCACCGATAACAGCACCGTCAATAGAACCGCCATTGATATCTGCCGTGTCAGCTACTAGGGCATCAATGGTAGCAGTACCGTCAATGTACAGATTACGCCACTCAGAGCCTACAGCACCTAAGTCGTATGTATCATCAGCAGAAGGTAATAGAGGTGAGGCTACATCTGCAGTAACTGTAACTGTGTCACTTGCGGCATTACCAAGAGTAGTATTTCCATTTACAGTAAGATTTCCTGTAAGGGTAGTATTATTAGCTACTTCTAATACTTCTATTGTAGAAGTACCTTCAAGAAATAAGTTTTTAAATTTTAAACTAGATGTGCCTAGATCAATATCATTGGTAGTAACAGGAACAATTGCGCCATCTTGTATACGTATCTGCTCTACAGCAGCACTGGATACCTCTACAAATACACCAACACGATTGTTTGTTGTATCAATAGCTACTTTGTTTAGTGCGTCTGAGTCAGCAATTAAAGGTACATACGCACCCTCTGCCGTAGTACCGTCATGCTTATGCCCTGTACTTGCGTTAAAGGCATCCCGAATAGCATTGTATTCTACGTTAAGCGGATTAGCACGTACAACAGCCGTTGCAATAATATCTGCTGAAGATTGTCTTGTATATCCTGCCACTTGTTATCTCCTATCCCCTGTTCCATACAATATTGATACAGCCTGTATGGTATGGCTGGGGCTTGTACTGTTGGTAACATAAGATACTGAAATAGAATCACCTGAACCACTTATGTTAGTACTACGAATTGGTGTAGGGTTTCCATCATAGATGTCTGTGTCATCATAGATAGTTGAACTTTCATCAAAGAAAGATGCTGCACCTGCTGTAGTTAATTCTACGTTTGCAGGTGTAGAAATTTCTGCATCACCAAAATTATATTCTAAACCTACTGCTATTGTTGATGCACCCTCTGATTTAAGAAAAGTTTTAACTCTATAAAATACTTTACGTAATTCTGGGTCTTGCATAAAGTAAAAGGGAGTTTGGTAAACGCTTAATATATCACTCCCGCCAAACGAGTTACCCTCTTCCTGCTTGTACACTTTACCAGCGGTATCTCCATGAAGCACAAACTCAAACTGTCCTACGTATCCACTGGCTACTGCTGTTGCTTCAATTCCTACAAGCTGACTGTATTCAAATGTAGACTGTGCTGAAGAACTTTTACGTATGGCTGCTAACAAAGATAAAGAAGTGTTAGCCTCAAAGAATAATCTAAACTGTGATTTTCTACGAATTACTAGAGCTTTTAGTTTAGTTACATCTTCGTTTGCTGTATAGTTTTCAAATGTTTTTTGTATCTCACGGGATACTGTTTCAAGTTCAACGTCACCAATCCTAGAAGTTCCTGAGATTGGTCTAACGCCATCTGGTCCAAGAAAGATAATGTCACCACCAAATTCAACTACAGTGTCGGGTGCAACGCAACCCAAGTCATTAGTAACATTTTCTACACTAAAGTTAGAGTAGTTATCACCAATAATACGTTTAATCTGATTTTGACCAAATACATATAGTTGATTACGAAAAGACTTTAACTGTGTTATTGTAAAGCCTATGTTAATAACACCTGCTCCATTTGCAGGATCAAAGTCTGTATCTACGTTAGGAGAAGAAAAGTAAATATTAAAAGGTTCGTCAGGGTCTCCAGCTAACCAGAGGTGATTTGAAAATGCACTAGAAAACTTAGGGTTGTTAGGTGCGTTAGTATGTGTAATCTGTGTGTATGTAGTCCCATTATACTTAGCAGCAGGATTAACACCATCTGTTAATAACAGGATTTCTTCAGACCAATTATACCTTTCAAATCTTACAATGTCAACCCCTGTCATGGTAGGGCTACCTGCAGTGGTTACTGCTTGCCAGCTTTTAACAGTAGGAGTACTTGCTACCGTGCCTGTTGCACTGGATGTACCGCCTGTAAGTACGTTACCTGTAGCAAAAATATTATCAGGTAATCTGCCAAAGTTTACTACAACAGCATCTGACGTTTTAGATATTACTGTACCTGTTGCCACTACAGCCGTGCTATCGCTTGAACTAACTACACCTGTAAGTGTTTCGCCTACAGTAAAACCAGACCCTTGACCCGATCCTAACGCCACATCGTAGTAGTGATTGTACCAATGTAGGTAATTGTTACCAGAAGAAGGTGTTCTACAACCAAGTATGCCTTGATTTATTTCACCATTTACTGCTAATCCTAACACTTTACCTGTGCCGGGTAGTGTTTCATAAGAGTTTGCATAACCACTTATGCGTCTATAGCCACCCTCAAGAGAAGGCTCCATATTAATTAGGCGTATGGCACTGCCAGATAAAGCATTACTTTGAGTAAGCGGGTCAACATTAGTGACAAGCCCCCCTGAACAAACAGAGACAAAAGTTTGTAAATTGTCTGCCATTCCTAAATTCTATCAACAATTGCACTAGAAGTAGATCGTTGTAACATTGTAGATATAACATTAATATGTTGATCTAAAACTAATCTACGCATCATTTTTATACCGTCTTCAAATTTAACACTGTGCATATTTGCACTCTGTTCATTTGATCTAAATATCATCATGTACATCATAGCACCATCAAGAATTACATGTTTAAATCTGTCTGGTACAATTGATACATCACTATGTAAAACTAGATCAGCAGGGAACTTAAAGTACCTATATTCAACTACGTAAGCTGCATCAGGAACAGGGGTAACGCCAAACTTTGTATCCTGTGTTGTATACACATACTCAGGATCATCTCTTCCACCCTCACCACTTACTTCTTCATTACTTCTGTACTTAGTTAGATACTGATCATAAGTAAGTAGTTTTAGTTTTTTAGGTATATTATTTTTTGATGTAAGTCGTTTAATAAAAAAAGTATCCCAGTCTGCTTTTGAATAATCAGCGGGAAAAGAATACGCACCAGTACCTGCAGTTAACGTCTGCTCATGGGTAACTAAAAGAAAAGGCCACTCTTGTGCATCTTGAAGTGTTTGCCTGATAGCAGAATTAATTGCGTCTTTAGCTAATGCCTGTATATTTTTGACACTGGCAAAACTAGACTCATCTATTTGAACTTCGTTTAATCTACGCAACAGTTCATTGGTTAGATTGATAAATGTACTCATTGTTATAGCCTTTTAGCAGGTGTAAAATATAGTCTAGCAGAAAGTGTAGCGTCAAAGTTTTGACTAGACGTATGCCTGAATATTAATACTTTGTCTCCTGCATGTAAAAATAAAGGACCGCCGCCAATAAACTGTGTACTACTGTGTCCAGCTATAGCTTCTTCACCTACAAGAAAATGATAAGTATTATTATCGGCATGATATATTTGAATGCCTATATTAGAAGTAGAGTTATCTTCATTAGCAACCATAAGAAAAACAATTTCAGCCTCGTGGCTTGCTGGGCAAGTAAACAGTAGTGTAGCATTATTAGGGTTGCTAGTTGTACTAGCTGAGTTACCTGTTACATCAACAAAGCTGCTATCTGTTCTAAAGTTAATGCCTGCCATTTACTTATTCTTTTTACGCTTTAAATTATCTACAAAAGTTACAGGATTAACATAATTCTTTTTGACTAAGCCGCCAGCAAATAATCCCATAGCAGCAGATGTACCCCTAGAGGACATCATGCCCTGTGGCGCACGTGTGGCAGATGGACGGTACTTACTGTCTTCTTGTTCAGGAGTTCCCATACCACCCAAAGCATATTTTTTATTTTTGCGCATTTATAAATCCTCTAATGTGTAACTAAAGGGCCACCCGAAAGCAGCCCTCTAGTGTTTTATTTACGCAAGTGCGTCACGGGAAACTTCAGCAGCTTCCATCTCACCAAGTGAGCTTACATCCATCAGTACGGCGAAAACACGAATTTCACCAGCAGTAAAGGATGCGCCACCACCCGCAAGGGTAAGGTCCAGAGTATCCGCAGAACCAATAACAAGATCAGCAGAGACAGTTACGCTAGGTGCATAAGCACCATCAGCAGCACCGTCAATGTCAAACGCTGTTACGTATTCATTGTCATCTGCGCCAGTACCAAGAGCAGCGGTTGCGTCAGTACCAGTATTCTGAGTTGCACTGGAAGTTACCTGAAAACCAGCAGCAAGAATTTTGGTGTTCGCAGGAACAGTGATACACTGTACTACGTCACCATTTGGATTGATGCTGTTAGCAGTAAGGTCAACGACCTGCTCAACCATATACGGATTGCGTCCACGCTGGGAATTACCCATAGCAGGAGCAAGAGTAGCAGTAATTGTAGCCATTGTTTATTCCCCCTATGCTAAATGGTAAATGGCGTTGACAAGAGCTTCAGGACGAAGAATCTTGCGGCCGTACAAATGCATACCCCGAACAATGTCGGCGAAGCTGTCTGGATCACGGTAAGTTTCAGTCTTATTGATCTGCTCTGCAGTAGCAACAGCAGATGAATGTCCTGCAACAATCACACCATAGCTGGATGAACTGTTTGTGCCAGCGAATGACGGGCCAGTACCAACTGAAGGTAGGTTGTTTGACTGATAGACTTGGAAGCCGTGGATTTGTGTGGACACTTGACCGTTTTGCAGTCCTGAACCACCAAAATCTGCATTGAACAAACGAGAATCTTCGTCTTTCAATACTTCCATGAACACTGGATCAAGGATCAACCAACGACCTTGTGAGTCCACGTTCTGCTGGTCAAGAAGACGAGCCATACGTGCAATCAAAGTCAGTGGGTGAGTGTCACCAGCAGCAGGAGTTGCGTCAGTTGCGCCACCAGTACGAGGCTGGATAGCAATAGCGTCACCTGCAGAGCCTGCAGAACCTGCACCATCAGTAAAGTCTGATGCGTCCAGTTTCATGCTTGCAAGCAATTCGTCTGTACCAGCAGTTGCAACAGCAACGGAACCATTTACGGTTGTGTTAGCTGTATTGGCTGCACCATGCAGAGCAGATTGCTTAAAGCCTGACATATAACCAAGAACGTCTTGGTCAAATTGGTCAGCAAGGCGATACGCAGCACGGTCACTTGCCAGAGACTGGAAGTTTACGTGTGAGTGTGCCTCTTCAATGTCATCAACCTTAAATGCAAAGTAGTTAGCTTTGTCAATTGTAAGGCTGAAGTCTTCGTCATCAAGGTCTTGCGGCGTGATGGTTGTACCACGGGCGTAAGCCTTAACTGTAATTTCGGGTTCCTTGATAATCTTAACGGAATCACCCATTGCAGCAATCTCACCGAAGT